TCAATCGCAAATATGAAGAAACAAAAATTAAAAAATTGAGAACCAACTATAAAGAAATAGGTCATCTCTGATTAAATTCTATCTTAATATCTAGTATATCATAACTCCTGTAAAAATCAAGGATCAAAAAATCCAAAGGCAAGAATAATTAAAACAAATATTGTCAAATATAATATTGCGTGTACGATCATACTATCAATTTACTGCTAAAAGCATTGAGATAACTAAGGAGATTGTAAATAACCAAGAGGCAATAATAATATAGAATAAAATAATTGGCATAGATCCAGTAGTTCCAATATTTATTTCTCTTCCTAGATTCCATCGTCTCCATATGTTTCTTTTCATTAGTCTCTTTGCCTCCAATCATCAGATCGATCTTGATGAAACCAATCTGCAATATCTTCTGGGCTACCGAAACCCCTAAGATGATTGCTTGAATCAGGGTCTCCGATATTCAAGCTATTTAGAAAAGAATCATCAGGGTTTGATGCTAATCTTCTTGCTTTGTTTAACATACCTCTTGCACTTGTGTTTGCCTTTGAAAGTTTATTTGCCCATATCATATCTTGCAATGATACTTCAGTTCCAGAGGCAATGTCTTTACAAATTGCTTCCAAACGCAAACGGTATTCTGTTGATAACATAAACTAATATATCTTATTAGTATTATCTATGCATATGCGAAAGATGGGATAACAATTATTGAAAATGTTATGATTCCAAGAATAATTATTGATGATCTAATTGGTAAATCTTTCATTCTTTCCAATCCTCCTTTAGAATTTCATATAAAGAATAAGGGTGTTCATGTAGATAGGGAACATCCTCTCTTGCAAATCTTGCTGCTTCAAATGCGTCTTCCGCATATTCACATATATGATGTTCTGAATTTTGTTGGTCGTGCCAAGCTAAGGTATAGTGGGACATGATAGTTTCAACTCCACGTTACATATTATATATTATAACATATAAGTATAATTACGCATCAATGTGTGGACTCACACACCTCAATTGATAATGTCCTCTAACTTAAATAATGAGATAAATTCTATTTCATTATTATCCCATACCTTGTGATTTTCTTGACGATCTACGATGGCAACAACACGATTTACAATATAACCTGCATTCCTTAATACATTAACTGCCTTAATTGCACTACTGCCAGTTGTAGTCACATCTTCTAGAACTGTAACTACAGAACCTTTAGGTGGTTTAGTTCCCTCAATAACTTCCTTTGTACCATATCCCTTTGGATTTTTTCTTACAATCAATGCGTCAATATGTTTACCAGAATAATAAGCTTTCTGTGCAATACCGCATACGAGAGGATCAGCACCTAAAGTAAGACCACCAACTGCAACAGCATCATCTTCAACGTGTTCTATCATAAGGTGTGATAGAAGTGCATTACCCTCACAGGATAGAGTGACTGGTTTACAATTGATATAATGTTCTGATTCTTTACCTGATGACAGCGTAAACTGTCCGTGCTTGTATGCTCTTTCTTTCAAAAGATCAAGCAGTGTTTTTCTATGTGTTTCCATTTACTTGGTTTTTTCAAAAAAATCTTTCATTGATGATTGGCACTGACCTGTATTTTCTTTTGGGTCATTCTTATGATAACCTTTCATTTGCTTCCATTCCGAATACATTGCCCCAAGCAACCAAGATTGAGATAGACTTTTTGGCCCATTCTCAAGCAAATCTCTTTGCTTCTTATTCAAATGCTTGTAACCTTTGTAATCTTCTCTCCAATTAGAATCATCCATAGGTGCGTTAGTCATTGTGTTTTCTATTATAGCACTATATTATATATTTTACAACCTAACAATCCTTACTCATACTTTCTGCCATACTACCACCAATATCTGCACCCTGATTTCCACTAAACATTGTTACCCAACCAGCCGCCACCCAACCAATAAAGGGAATATTGGCAAGACTAGGAGCAGCACTAGCACCAATACTGGAACCAACAAGTCTTCCTGTTCCTTCTGCTGATCCGACTGCTTTGATACACGCTTCTGATCTACTACTGGCAGTTGTCTCGGTTGATCCACTTTTGGTGTGGACTGCACCATCCATTGTATATTCTTCTACTACTTGTTCTGTATTATTTGCGAGTCCTAAGAAACCACCTTTCTTTTTAATATCTCTACTTATTATCATTGTCTTAGGATCATTTGATCTGTACGTAATTTTGTATCCCTCTCTTGTTACTTCTGCATTGTATGCTGTGTATGGGCCTACTGGCACATTCAATGATGGTAGTTTACTTTCTCTGTTTGAAAGTAAACCTATCATCCCAATATGAGACAATCCAACGACTGCCCCTAAACTAATTCCAATCCATTTGTTCATACGACCTCCAAGATTCCAAGCGAAATACCAAACACAAACCCCAGATAAATCCAAGGAATGTACTGTATTGTCGGAGGAGTCTTGTATGCCTTCATAACATCAGCATATGATATAGTATTCATTATTTTGTCTCAGGTGTGATTTTAACAGGTGCTTGTTCGATACGAATAGTCTGTGCAGGTGCAGTTTGAGATGCTGCTGCGATTAACTTTTCCATATCACTCTTACTTACACCACCCGATGCACCGCCAGTTGCACCTTTCTTTGAAGTCTGAACACCGAAGGTGGCCAAAACTCCTGTGAAAACCGAAGCTATAAAGGTCGGATCGAGATCTTGCTTTGGAATTTTGAGTGCCTCTGGTAACTCGACGTATGCTAATGTCAAGATTGCACCAGACCAGACTAAGATTCCCAATCTAACAAATGTAGAAAGAATCATCATCTGTTCCTCTCTATCCTCAGATGCTTCTTTTATCTTACTGAAGATCCCTTTCTTCTTAGGTTCTTCTTTCTTTTCTTCTTTCTTTTCTTCTGCCATAATAACTACGTAGGGTCTTTTTATTTATAAACCCTAACATACTTACTACAAATTGTAAGATTTTTCCAGTATTGATATATTATAATCTCTCTTATCTAATACATATTGCACAAAATCTAACTCAGCATCTTTTACGTTTTGATTTCCTCTGAGTACCCATTCGTGACAAAATTCATATACTTCTCTACTATGTTCTTCTAAGTAATGCTTAAGGGCTCGAAAGCAATCTCCCCTTAATCTCATTTTCTCTTCAGTGTACATCCAATCTTCCATAGTAAAAATTTGTATTCATACTTATATTATACCAAACATTCCTGCTGTTATGCCAATTGTTACGAAAACAAAAAATTCCAAAAGGTCTCTTGATCCTGATGGAACTGATATTAAAAATTGATTTAATATTTGAAAAATCATGTTGAATCTTCTTGCGTTTGGTTTTTGATACTAATTCTGTTACCATCAATGAAGAAGACTAGGTTGTCATCGGGATCCCAACAAAGCTCCTCATATAGAGAATTTAATTTTGACATATCTTGCCAAAGAATATCTGGATCGGGCATAATAATTTAAAGGGTTTTCAATATTTATGAGTAAACATAAGGTAAAATACTGTCACTTAAGAACAGATATGCTGCGATTCCTGATATGAAAAGTGTTTGATACATTATAGGTAAAATTACTTACTAATATTATATAGGTATTTTTACTCTTTGTCAAGCACTTGGGGCATAAGCAAGGATAGGCTTACCCCCATCTCCATCGTCATCATCATCGTCATTGACTGCACCAAGAAACAATTCAAAAGCAACTAGTATTGACATTGGGTAGAACACCCAAAGCATTGCTTTCCAAACTGGAAATGAATTTGCTGCGAACTGTAATTCTGTCATGCACTCCTATTGTAACGATTTACGAATAATTATTTAGTTTTGTAAAGTTTTAAGGTAAAAAAAATTTAGACCCAACTTCCTGATAGGCAAGACCCCACCACCAAGTAAAGGGTGATGAAATATAAAAATGGTCTCACACTCTTTACTGTTTTGCTCATTAGACGATACCAAAGAACATGTGACCTGTAGCTGCATAAGAAACTGATGCTGCCACTAAACCTAACATAGCGAGTTGACCGTTGATTCTTTCAGCAACAATCTTTTCTCTTTCAGGTTGTCTTCTTTCCTGTGTGACGTTCTCTACGTCTTTTGCTTTTGTTCCAAACATTATACGAAACCTGGTATTAGTTGACCTGTGTATGTGTATGAGATACACAATACGATGAATGCCATCATCGCTGCACGACCTTGTGCTTTAAAAAAGATATCTTTGTTTGACATTAGAAGATACCTGGAATGATGTTTCCTGTTGTTGCGTAAGCACCGACTGCTGCTACGAAACCTAACATTGCTGCCCAACCATTAAATCTTTCTGCTTCTGGTGTCATTGTTTTTCTCCTGTGTGAATAATTGTTTTAAAATAAGCCTGGTGCTATCCATCCGAATAGACCATAATTAATTGTGCCGATAACTAGACCGAGCATTGCGAGACGACCATTGATCTTCTCTGCGTATTTCCAGTATGGGTGCTGATGATCCATTAGAATACACCTGGAATAATTTGTCCTGTAGTTGCATATGCACCGATGAGTGCAATGAAACCAATCATAGCCCAACGACCATTTACTTTCTCAGCGTTCTGTGGGTATCCTTCGTAAGAGATGGATTCATCAACATAAGAACGTGTCTCTGTTGGGTACATGTTTTGACGGCCACCGCCTTCTGTAACTGTTGTCATTGAATTATTAAGTTATGTAACTATATTATATATAAAAGATTAAATTTTGTCAAGTATCTTAACATTCGGACTCACTGACACACAAAAGGAGGTCTTATGACCCCCATTAGTTAAACTTATCGTTATATAGTATTTTAAATTTCTATCTGTCTACATGCAACAGAAGTTTTTGCATACATTTTACAATTAAATGCTTTATCTCTTTTTAATTGTATGAATATACCAAGCAGCTGTATGACAACAATGAATGGTAAAACGTATTTTACTGTAAATTTTATTCTTTTCATAGTTTATATATCACCAATCTGGATAAAGAGCATTAGCAAGAAGTATAATTAAAACAAATACTACTGCGTAAATTATTATCATACCCATTTACCAATCCTCCTCAACAAATGCATTTGGGTTTTTATCATTATATTGAAGACAATATCCATGAACATCTACCTCCATTTTATAATGTGCCCGTGTATGAATGAACTCTATCATTAAAAGTGTGCCTACAATCAATAAGTTAGAATAGGTAACAGGATGTGTGATAACTTCTAATATTTTTTTCATAAGGACAGTATAGCATAAAAAAAGACCTCTGCAATGCAAAGGCCTAATCCATCTCGAACTAAAGATATTTATATTAATCGTTTAATTCAGCAATTATTCCTTTATTTACAAAAGAACAATCTTGCATTACTTTCACTATTGTTGCTACTAGATCTGGATTTTTTCTTGCATATCCTTCTCCCAATCTTCTATCAATACTAGTCACTGCCTCTAACAGATATTGATCTGCTAAGAATGTTACGACATCAAATTTGTCTGTGACTCTTGCTATTGGTCTTGCCATAATAATATGTGTATATGTACTTTTATACGATAGCATAAAAAAAGAGACCCGTCAAGGGTCTCTTAGGGTGTTCCGACTGTAGAGACGCACGAAAGGTCTCAGTGTTTATTTAGAAAGAAAATCTCACACCAGCCTTAGCAGACCAATCAACGTCATCTTCGTTAGTTGCACCATAGATTTCTCCATAGAACTTATCATAAGTTGCACCAACATAACCAGCTAGTTCAACATCACCGAACTCATCAGTTGTTTCTGTGTGAGTTACTTTAGGGCCACCAGATACATACCAACCAAGGCCTTTCTCTGTTGATCCTTGATAACCAACTTGTGCTTCAAGACCACCAGATGAATATGCTCCATCAGGGTATGAACCAGTTGCTTCCAAATTGACGTATGGGCCTGCAAATGCAGCACCTGCGAATAGGAATGGAGAGGCAGCAGCTGCTGCGATTGTAGACTTAATAGACATTTTTGTTTTTATATTATCTCGCAAGCATTAAAAAACCTGCGGATGGAAATTCTTTCGACTAGAATTTTACATTCTACGCAGGGGACGATCTTTCGGGCCTTCGTTCTATGTAACAGTATTTATTATACACTTTCTTTATATTTTTGTCAAGTGTTACGAAATCAAACTATTTGTTTTCGGGTGGTAGTCTTCCTAGATATGGATCATAATCAAATATTTCATCCCAATTCCCAATTTTATTTGAATCATTCTCCCAAAAATTAGTAAGACCACTATGACTACTACGATGAAATACCTCAACGTGATCACCGTGTATTGATGAACCCATTTCTATTTTGTAAAGAAGTAATGGCATTGCATATGTATTTCCAGAATTGTATATCAAATCATCTGCCACTGCTCTTGGTTTTGCTCCCTGATCAAGTTTGTACTTATCACCACGACAATGTAATCTCACGAGTTTTTCTGCGTGATGACGAGTAATAACATATGATGCTGTTGAAAAATCATTTACAAATCTCTTATGCATCTTGATAAACAATTGGCCAGGATTTATGATTGCAGTTTGAAATACATCAAAGTCATATGGTATCTTGGACATAATATCTCTCCAAGAAAAGTTCCAATGCCTTACAGGATTGAAATCACAATCATCTTCGATTATGAAAGCATAGGGTTCATCTGTTTTTAGAAACTCCTTCATTGCTTTTAAGTGAGAGGTTACACAACCAACCTCACCCGATGTCATATTATCTGGATACTTTCCTTTTAATATATCACTTAAATCGTCCTCACGACCATCGTATGCAGATATACGAGTATAGTTTTTTATTTCCCAATACTTGAATTGAGTTTCCATATAAAACCATCTCTCAGGTTCACCATCCAAATTAATA